CTTGTTTGGGCCATAAGGAAAATAGCTTGGTATTACAGAAATATCAATGGTTGCTGTAACCGTTAATCCATTTGATGTTACTACTATGCTCATGATACTGAATATATATATGCCTCTATATAGCTATGATTTCTGGAGTCACCTGCTTTCCAAAACGCCTGCATGTAAGATGGTGACAAAAATGAATGATATTGATCAGATGTAGAAGAAGTAACTTGATTCACCTGTGAATCAGACACATCAAGTGAGAGTCCTGATGGAACACTCGCATTTAATATTTGCCTATACCTAATTTTATAAGTCACTCCATCCATTGTGGCGGTATGCTCAAGGTTTGCATTATTGTCACCTATACAATCACCTACTTCACCAACACCATCCCAGACAGAACTGGAACTATAATACCAATATGCAGTTGGGTGATTTAAGTATGGAAGTGTACCGCTAGTTTTAGATCCTATACTTAGAGTATCAAAGTCCTGAAAGAAAACAGCTCGAGTGTAGCAGTCGGAGTCCTCATCACTATTCCTGTCCTGATGGTCTATTGATACAACCACTCCTATCATACTTCCAACTGCAAGGGTTGGTGGAGCAGCAGGCGTTAATTCCTCGACGCTTGTAATTTCAACAAATGGTGTGGCTACAACTACCGAAGCAGTATCTGTAGATCTAAGTGTTCCGTTTAGAAACCCCTTAAATGTAACTGTCCAAGTACCATCATCCGATACTCCAAATTCACTAGACTCTGCATAAGGAACTCCGCTTACTGCATTTTCACCAGTGTCCCCACCACCACCAAATTTTTGTGCCCTCCAACTCCAAGAGTCCAAGTCGCCAAGAGTAACATCCATTGAGATTGTCCTAGAAATAGGGCTGTACGCTGCCGTGCCTGTTATATCAAGAGCAAGCTCCCATATGGTGGTGCCGTTTAATACTAGTTTCTCTAAATCATAAGTATTAGAGCCGTCTATCCACTTAACCGCCTCAGTATCTCCTAAAGGAATATTCATATTAAGAAGTTATACTTAAGGTTTTCGTTGTAGCGTCGTAGGCAAATGTAGGAATATTCCCATCAATATTTGCTATATTGGTAGTGTTACTAGTAACAGCAGTTGATATGTCCTCAATGACCGTGTTTATACTATTGATTGCATCGACAATTGCGATATCACTAGCGCTTGTTGATTCAATAAGGTTATTTATCCTGTCCGTAAGATTGATGAAATTAAACTCTGCATCCTGTTGCGGGATAGGCGCTCCCTCATACTCCCTAAGAGTAATAGTATCATTGGGAGTGGGTAGAGGTTGGTTTACATTATTGAAAATTAACTTATCTACAGGAGGATCAATCTCTAGTGCAGAAAGAGTAATTGGTTCACCAACAGTATTTGCTCTACCTGCATCAACATCAGCTTGATTTGCCAGAATTGCCGAAGCACCCAAGTTGGCAAGCCAACCAAATATGCCCTGCCTTTCTTGGTTTTCTGTATTTTGGACAGCCTGCGCGCCCAACCCAACTGCTGATGCTATAAATGTCATAATTAAAGTAAGCCAGGTATTAGCTTTGTGTTATTGTTGATAGAGGAAATTTTTGCGTTCGCATTTAAGCCTGCCTCCACCTGTGGTTGTATGCTTGTTACTAATGCACCGGAGTCCATGACGAGTGGTTTATCTCCATTTACTGCAAACAAGACAGAAGTGCCGTTATCTCGGTAAAGCCTGCCATCCGACACAATTACTGCGTTACTGCCTATGTTCTGTATCTTAATGTCTGCATTAGCTGTGACTACTTCGTAGTTTGCATTGTCAATAGCACGCATACCACCAAACCAATTCTCAACTCCATCTTCAGTTGTAGTGGAATACACAAAGAATGCATAGATTTCTTTTACACTCGCTGTGCCATCCGCGTCCGATACATCTACTCCCATTGGGTTACTGTAGTCTGCAGTTAATGTACTAACTGCACTCCCATTGATTGCGTTTGCATTATAAATTTCGTCTGCGACTTGGCTAACTGATAAGACTAATCCAGTGCTTGTGCCTACTCCTGTGGTCTCCACCGGAAGCATTGCAGTTGCTCCAACTACGCATGTTACCCGTAATCTAATTACATCGTTTTCTGCAATTTCTGAGTTTGTATAGCTTCCAGTGACATCAATAAATGTCCCCGCTGTTCCACTAAGTTTTTCAGTATGAACTATTGCACTTTTTGTAACATTATAAATTTGTATTCTTGAGGTGGCTTCTACATTTTTTACAGCCCATGGAAGAACGGTGGTATCCTTGTATGTGCCTACTACCTTTGCTCCATTTAATAACTCAGCAGTTCCTCCTGTTAAAATATTTCCAACAAAGGTAGATGCCTTTATTGTAATGGTTGTACCACTCACACTAAATGCTGAACCGGCTGATGCATCCACCACCATATTGTAAGAACCTGCATCAATAGTGTTTCCATCCCTTGACACTAATGGTGATGCTTCACCTGCATAATTATCAACGAGGTAAGATTTTGCTATGTCATAAAATTTTTGAGGAGTATCAATAACTGTGTATGCATCAACTGTTGCTTTTGCTGATTCCGTAATTGAGAAGTCAGGTTGCATAACAATATCAATAGTTGAACCATCTGCTCCTCGGAGTGCTATTTCTGTAGAAAATATATTTCTATCGTAAGCTATAATTCCATAATCAAATATGTCATCGGTATAAGGTTGATTGTGATAATATTTCTTAGGATTTTTCCCTCGACTCCTAACCCATCCATTAACATCTCCCTGTGGTGAATACCCTTCACCTATTAAAACTTCAAATTCTGCAACCTCACCACTTGCGTCAGTTGTTTTTTCATAAATTCGCTGAGTGCTTGCAGGACTAGTATCGAAATTAGTGAGGGTATGACTGCCTGGACCAAATAAACCTTCAACATCTGCAAAGGTATTACCTAGTAAATCCCAATCTGCTACATCGGGTTGTGAGTAGTTTTGTGATGTGGTGGATTTATAATAATTACCACCATAGACAACATAATTATTTCCACCATATTTTTTACCCGACTCCCAATTGAGAACATTCAATCTTGTTATGTAAAGTGTTCCGCTATCTGTCACATAATCCCCTTGTGACAACTCTCCAAAAGAAAATGCAGTAGCTGCGCTTGTTGCAGTCGCGAGGTCAGCAGTTGCTAATGATGCGTCATCTTTTAAGTAAAACTTTGCGTCTGCTATTGGATTATACTGATCATCAACAGTTTTAATTTTTAAGGTTTGGGTAACTTCTAAAGATCCTGCTGAATAATTTGTTGAAGAATTATTTAAGTGCCCTGCCCAAATAAATCTTGTTCCATTAATCGCATTCTTTACTCCAGTTTTCCACCCTCCAAATTGAGAAATGTCTGCCCTTGCACCAGTATCGGAATCTAGCTTTTCAATAACTTGAAACGCGTTTGATTCATTATTGAAGGAATCTCTAGCACCAAAGATTTGCACATTACTAATAGTGGGATTTCCCGCTCTAAAAGTAATACCACTTGTGCCGCTTGCATACATCTTACAATCCACCATCTCAGTGGTGTTTGAAATGTTAAATTGTATATCCCCATCATTCCCAATTTTATCAATGATGCAGTTTTCAAATCTTACACTCCCAGTGATTGTTGCTGAAAACTCACCTCTAAAATTGACACCAATGAAATTACTTTTTCCACTAGTATTATTATCCACACGCAATGCCTTAGAGTTCCACCCCATACTAGACCCCTCAATTGCATAAATGACATCACCAACCTCTGGGTTAAATGAAAATCCATTTTCAGTCTGTGGGCTCTTTAGTTGGAGTGTGCCCGTATTTTTCACAAACAACCTATCTTTATGACCAGTGCCCTTGAATATCCAAATCTGCCGACCAAAATCAATATCTAGGTCACCCTCAATGTGAAGTGCATTTCCACCAAAATCTACAACCTTAAATGTACTGTGAGATTGGTCACCAACCGTAGTAACATTTACTGAACTGATACCCTCCATCGCGGTTAAAAAAGATGCAGTGTCATCAGTTCCACTTTGTGTAATTTTAGGGTAAGTATTACTGCTATAACTAAATGTGCCTTCTGTGAAACTCATGCGTAATCCTTTGTGATTGATGAGACATTACCATCCCCATCGTATGCTATAGTTTGTGTAAGGATGGTTGAATCATCACCATACTTCACCACGACTTTTGTGAGGTTTCCGCTTGTATAGGTGAACGCTTTGGTCTCAAGTAAGTCTCCACCGTTAGATGTGTACTTGGACTGCCCGGTTAGCACACCGCTTGTATATGTATTTTCTGTGTACGAATCTGCGTTACCCGTGGCTAGGGTGACAATATTATTGGACGCACCACGAACATATAACTTTGCATCAGCAGAGTTTATTGCGATTTCACCCGCATCAAGGTCGCTGGTGTCGGGGACCGACCCCCGAACACCTGACCTCTTTGGAAGAATATTAGCCAATATTAGTAAGTTCCACCATCAACACTTGATACCTCTACATTGAACCCTGCATCAGCAGAGCCCGTAACTGCAATAGTAGAGCCGGACGAAGCTACGGTAGAGTTGGTATTATCAATTACATCCCAAGTTGTACCATTAAAGACAACTGAGTCATTAACATTAACAAAGAAAGAGGCAGCATCAGCTACACCATTCTTTTTTACGAAACCCTTGGTTGTAATCTTGTAGTAATCACCATTCTTGGGAGTTGCAGCTAGATCAGTTGCACTAGCAGGAGTGTCTCCCGCTGCTTGTGCGTTACCTGTAACTGAGCCTTTGTATGTAAAAGCAGACGTTAATGCCGAAGCAATCTTGCTATCAACCGAAGTATCATCAATAAACTTGATTGCGGATGATCCATCTCCGACAAAGAGTTCTTTGTCAAATGTATTACAGGAGATTTCTCCGAGCGTTGTAGGTGCGGATCCACCAGTAGTGGTCTTGCGTTTTATTTTTATAGTAGCCATTTTATATTATTTTTAAGTGTAAAATCCTCCGTCTATCTCAGTCTCTAAAGCAGTAACCCGTTGATCCAGTCCACTATCAGATTGCTCGAGCTTACTCACTTCCGCTTCCAATTGAGTGACTGAGGCCATGCCTGCAGTGGCAACAGCAGATAAAGTACTCCTATTTAAGTAAGAGTTTACATCTTCAGCAGAAAATGTTGCTTCACTTAATTCATTTACTTCAAAAGCCATGACCTAATTTATTATGTCAATTTTAAAATTGCGAGTCAATATTCATGTATTTGTGATTGTAAGTGTCTTAGTTGTATTATCATAGCTGTATTCAGGCTTATTTGTTAAATCCTGATAATTACCACTAAACAAACTAGGCTTATTAGCTAAGTCACCATAATCTCCACTAGTTGCTACGGCATGAAAACCTGAAGTATTTGATGCCGGAACTGTACCACTTGATATTGTTCCTAAATTAGTTATTGCTCCTGATCCTGCCCATGTTGATAGAGCCGTGTTTTCCACATTACCAAGACTAACCTGTGCTTTAGTAACAGAGTGCGGATTATCAGTGTCACTTTTATGCGTATTGATAATATCCGTAAGAGATGAATCAAGGTCATTAATTATAGTCTGTAGTGCAGAATCTAAACTACTCACCAAGTCCTGTGACTGTTGAGATAATAATGTTTTAGCGGTAGTTAAATCTTGCCCTGCTACTTCTTTTGCCGCTGCCACCGAGAAGTTAACAACCATATCCCTCATCCGATTCAAGTTCTCATAGACACTTTCCCACCATTCCTTCATCTTCATGTGGTACTTATCCGCATCTGTTGGGTTTTGCTCTATGAGGTACTCAGGAAGCATAGGCAACTCGTCAGGGCCCAAGAAGTCAGGCTCCTTACTTATCTTGGCAACCGTTGATACTATACCAGTTGCTATAACAGAAGTAATCATCCCTGATTTGTTGCGACCTGTGTAAGCCTAGAGTCTAGTCCACTTACCTCAAATGTTCTACCAATTAACTTAACTGGATTATCTTTACCCTCCACAATTATTGCATCCCTAAAATAAGGACCTCTCAGATACAGAGGTATCATATTTTCTGCCTGTGGGTCTATAAGCAACGACTCTGCCTCTATCCGTTCGCCAGTAGTAAACTCAAACTCGCCATCCTCATCTAATTCAACCTCAGTGATATCCTTAACTGCAGCCTGTGATGTAGGAACCACGGATATCCTGACCTTTACCTGTGCACTAGAAGAAATCCCATGCAGGGTATTCTCTGCAACATGCAATGCATATGAGCGAATATCCTTATCATTAAACTGATCAGTAAAGTCAATCAGTCCGCTTTGAAGCACCGATTTGTACTCATTGCCATATCTATTGTAAACTTGGTATCCGTCAGGTCCTCTTCCATATCTGACCATAAAGTGATATACTTCTTCAGAATTTGATTCAAATGCAGATATATTTTTTGCCTTATCACTGACTGCTAAAACTATCCACCGATGCTCGACCTTCTTTGTTGTCTGAGGTTTTATTATTTGTGTACCTGCAGTGAAGACCTGATCTATTTCTGACACCGTGCTGTTTTCGTAATCAAAAGCAAATGTCTTGTATGGAGTACAAAAAAACACTTCTCTCGTCTCACTATTATCCATACAAAAAACCCTCTCTGCATCATCCCCATTTAGGTCTTCCCAGAACCTTGTCCCCTTCTCCATGGGTTGCAATAGCTTTGGTTGTGATGCCGCTCTATCTACCTGATAGACGCCATTAAAACTTAGGAATACATGAAATCTTCCGGCAACATCAATTACTGTATTCCTGAAATCAACAACCCTTGGACCTGTGTATCTTCTTTCGAACTGAAATACTTCAGGAGTATTCACACGGATTGCCGTCATGTAACCACTGTCCCTGTAGATCATTAATCGATCCACAAGGTTTTTCATTTTTAGGATTCGACTTCCGTCATCTACTAAATCCACAACAGATGTAAGTTTGCCTACTGAGTCCAACCTTATCATATAACCTGTAGTTGAATTCACTATAGGGGTAGCCAGCTCCTCCTCCACTATACTCCCAGGTGCTTCTATAGGATCATTAAGTCTATCGACGATAGAGTATGTTTGTGTACCATCTGAATTATTTGTTACGCCCCCAATCCTTATGCGTGAATATGTCACCCCTTCACCAACAGCTTGCAGGACTCCATTGACTTCAATCCCATTTACTTCTGCAATCTCCGTGCCTGCACCAACTATGACAACTTCTTCCCCTATGGGGAATGTGATTTCAGGATGTTTGTCGTTTTCGCTGTACCCAGCATCCAACTGTGTTCGTAATGGATATTTTGCTATAAACTCATTCGAGCCTTCAGCCATAGTTCCGTAAATTGCAGTACCATACCTCAATCCATCACCCTCGTAGCTCCAGATTACAGAATATGCACTCCTAGTAACCCTAGCCTCACCCCGATCATATGGGTCACTGTCAAGAACGGGCCCATATGGGTCACTACCCTTCAACCAATTCTCCCAATCATTTATGTGGATCTGCTGAATATCTGCCAGCATTAAGAATCCATTAAACTCAGATATAGTACCAACTGCAGCTACTCTGTATGCCGGATTCTCACGAAGCTCAAGAAGAGGGGTAACCTTATCCCAATCCTCCCTAAAAACCACAGGTAAGTCCTTACCATTATTTAGATAAAGTGTACTATTAACGACAGCAGCTTCCCAATTTATAACTTCATTAGGAAAGTAATCACCGACTGTTTCGTCAACATGATGGAATCCTGTTCCTATCACTTCCCATCTAAAGTCAGCAGGAGGCTTTTCAATATAACCTTCCTCAAAATATGTACCTGAGCCCCATCCATCAGGAGGAGTTTCATGTATGTATTCAGTATCTCTTGAAAAGAAATATCTGTAGATTGTATCCCCTGCAATTACTATAAGGCATGATTTATTGTCGCCCGATCTGAACTGACAGACAAGTCTAATTGGGTGAGTTGTAGGCAGAGATGCAAATAACTGAGGGAATGCCTCAAGTAATTTTCCGGAAGGCTTAAATACATCCCAACCTTCTCTTCTAGCCTCACCCTCCTGATGTCTTCTGAAGTTGAGCTTTCTAGTATAGTGCTCACCTGATGCGCTTTCACCAGACAAGTTCTCAAGCAAAGCACCGCCCATCATGGGCTTTAGTGTTTTGTTAATAAACTTCTTAGTCTTACTGGGCATTATGTAGTAATGGTTAAGGTCTTATTTCCTGCGTTATAACTAAAGGTAGCACCAACATCACCCTTGTCACCCTTGAGGTTTACATAGCTTCCATTAGTTCCGTTTGGGTTCTTAAATCTTAATGAAGTACCCGACCAATTATGTGCAGGTGCTAAACCTGTTGCTCCCACATCACCACGAGGTACAGTTAGCACACCTGAGCCTGAATTGTAGTTTGCATTAGTACCAGGTGCTCCTGTTGCTGCGGTTAAATTTTTAATCTCATTTGCTCTTGCAGTAGCAATCCCTGCCTGAGTGCTTGCAGTGGATGCATGACCTGATGCAGTAGAAGCCGAACCAGATGCATTAGTAGCCGAACCAGATGCATTAGTAGCGGAAGTTGATGCATTACTGGCATGACTTCCTGCTGTAGTAGCATGGGTTGAAGCAGTATTTCTTGCTGATACCGCAGTATTTTTAGCATCTACAGCATCATCCTTCGCAGAAACTGCCGTATTTTTTGCAGAGACTGCATCGGTCTTCGCAGAGACTGCCGTATTCTTTGCAGAGACTGCATCGTCCTTTGCGGATTTAGCTGCATTTTCTGATGCTAGTGCTTCTGCGGCTGAAGCGGCTGCGGCTGCGGCTGACTGAGCCGCACTTAATGTATCCCCCAATATATCCTTGAGGTCATTATTGCTAGTGCCTACCTCATTTACCTTTGTCCTTAAAAGTTCTATGTTTGCATTAGCTTCTGCATTTGTAAGAGCAACAGTTTGCCGAATCTTTATGACATTCTGTGATGCAGTGAAGTCTGCATCGTCATTGGCAATAGAAGTGTAATCTGGTGGTAATGAAGCCATGTCTTATCCTTGCGCGTAGGCATCCTCAACGAATGCTATTGTTTTAATTACTACTGAACTCCCTGAAACTATTTCTGCTTTCCATCTGCCTGTAGCTTCATCAAAGAAAAGTCGTGCATTATCCTTACTGCCACGCTCGACCTCGATACCTGACTGTAAGTTACTTGCAGGATTGCCCGTTTGATTCTTATTGAGAACAACCATATTGTCCTCGATTTCGAGATTAGTGGTATCAATAGAGGTGGTAGTCCCATTAACAGTAAGGTTTCCACTTATAGTGGTATTACCACTAACTATCAGCTCTGCGTTGGCAGTACTAGTTCCGATTTCTGCATTTTTTATTACCTTTAGGGTATCATTTACCTGGACATCATGCCCGTCCTTACCCTCTAGTATTAAGTCACCTGTTTGTGCCTTAACCTTATTATCGGGATGTATGTTCCCTTCAATAAAAAGGTTATCATTTACCTTAACATCATCTCCATCTTTACCCTCTAGTATTAAATCACCCGTGAGTGCCTTGACGGTATTGTTTGGTCTAATCGTACCATACACCTCTAGGTCTGCCTCTTCTCCAGTACCCGGTCCACCAATGGTTGTATTGTTGGTAATATTTAACTCATCATTGATTATTACCTTAAAATCTCCTGGTTTCTTTCCACTTAATTCTAGGTCACCTGTAGTGCTTTCGATATCGCCACCGACACCGATATTTCCTGTGACTTCTAAGTCGCCATCAATCTTGGTCTTGTCATTATCAGGATCAAAACTGATATCCTTTATCCTGTCCCAAATATCTCTCTGGGTGATTAGCCCTGTGCTTCCTGTTCCTTCCTGCGGCAGGTCACCTACATGAACTGTTCTGAATATCTCAAGTATCTCCTGTATCTTTGCTTCTGTCTCTGCCCGAGAAAATGCATCAAAGTCTGACAAAGCCACTTCGTGTGGGTTTGCTGTATCCTGCAGGTGAGTATTTAAGAGTTCTAATACATTTACATTTGGTACATTTGGAAGTCCTATAGCTGCGCCATCCAGACCTGATATAGTTCCCGTAAAAGTAGGATTCTTTAAAGTGGCATCCGTTAGTAAGTCTACCTGAGATAGATTGGGCACATTCCCTAGTCCCACATCACTCTTATCTATGCTATGAGGATTTTCTTCTGCCAAGTGTGCAGTTAAGAATGTTTGTTTGCTGTCCTCTATCTTTTGATCAACTTCGGCTTTTTTGTACTTATCTAAGTCAGATATATTTGCCTCCGTATGAGTGTGCGCGGGAACAGATCCATCACTTACAACTCCGGCGAAAAGAGCATCGACTTCTGACTTACTGTATTTATCTAAATCTGTGATTTGACTCTCCGAATGAGTATGATTGGTTTCTGCTTTGCTCTGGAGTAGTACAGTGGCAGTTGCAGACTCTAGGTAATTCTTGAGGTCAGTAATATCAGACTCAGTATGCTTATGACCCGAATCTGCCTTTCCACCAATGCTTGATTCTAAATCACTTCTAAGTGAGGAGATTGCACTTGAATCATTTGCATTATCTAGTGCGGTTTGCAGACCAGTAATATCTGAAATCGCATGACCATGTGACTCCACAGAATAGTTGGCTATAAGTGCATCTACCTGAGATTTATTATAAACTACATCAAGCAGGTCAGTAATATTAGCCGCCAGATGAGTGTGTGCTAGTTCTGCTTTACCTGCTAAAAAACTACCAAGGTCTGCTTTTAGTAGATAGTCCTGCAATGTAGTGCTATTAAGTTCCTCAATTGAGGACACCCTTAGACCCATAGCATCAACTATTGCTTTTAGTGCTACACCCTGACGAGCCGAAAGTGCTTTAGCGTTGGAGTCAGTAACGAGGTCATCAACCACTTCATCCTGAATCCCTAGAAGTGAGTCTATGAGTATTCCAAATTGTGCCTGCGTGGGTGTATCGCCACTTTCAAAGTAGCTTTTTAAGGTCTGTTTATCTTCTATTGCCATAACTATCCTATAGTAAATCCACTAGAACCAATGCCTGACGCCGTTGAAGCTGCGTGGTCAATTGCAGTGGTGTGGTTAAAGTCTTTCCATACTCTATGAAGCTCTTGCCTCTCCTTGCTGTATATCTCCATGTAAGATTTGTATAATCCGACATCCTTATCCACCTCACGATTCAAGTGAGCCTTGATATAATCAGATACCGCTTTAGCTGCTAAATCATCATAGATTACTAAATCCTCGTCATCATAGTTCTGTTTAATTCCACTCCAGTAAACATAAAGCTTTTGGTCATCAACAAGTGGTGCGCATAAATAAAGTTTACCATCTCCAAAAGTCACTCTTCCAGAGTATGTACTGCTTCTCTCGGGGCATCCATTTATTACTCGATACCTTGCCGTCCAAGGAACAACCTCCACATAAGAATACCACCTCTCCGAGCTATCTTCCGTCATTAACCCCGATACTATTACTGAATTGATAGTAGCATGAGTGGGGGCAAACTGTGACTCAACTGAGTTTCTGCCCGTAGGAACTTCCTGCATATCACTGGCAAAAAAAGTATTTATGTTCCTAGCTTTAAATGCATCAACATAGTCTTGTAGATTTACTACACCACTAATCATTAACTGATTGATATACTTTTGGATACCCCGACCTTTACGATCAGCATCAACCAGAAGATTAACCCTGACCTTGTCTTTAAACTCTGACCACTTCATTTTCTACCTCCAGGTGTGTAATAAAATCCGACAACCATAGGGCATAGAATGACAACGAAATAGGCACTTAAATGTCCGGTGGTGACCATAATGGGCGACTGTTTAGCAGGAAAGGAGAGTAGTCCGAAGAGGAATTCTGTTTTCCCTTCTCCACTTGCGTTGCTGAGGGTGATGATTTCTGCTGACGGATAGAGGGTGCAAAGAATGACGACCGCTGAGAGGGTTCCGATGAGGATGAGTGCGAGCAACCTCCTTGTGGCACGAGTAAAAGCACCACCAGGACCATTATTAAGTTGTTGCTGAAATTTAAGTGCAAATTCATTTCCTCGTGCCTCCCGTGCTAATTCTAATTCAAATTTCTGTTGTCGATTATCTGCTATTGTCCCAAAAACACCTTTGAGAATAGATCCAAGTGCAGCTGATCCACCTCCGGTTAAAAACATTGTAAGTAGCTCAAACATTACTATATAATATATTAGGTCATAATTTAGGTCAACGCATAGAAGTCTATCATATCCCTAAATGCTTCGTTAACTGAGTCGTTTGGTATTTCAAAGTCCCCAATGATTAATTCGTAAATTTCGCCCGAGTAAGTATTACCTGTCGCATCACGCCCGATATATGCATCAGTTAAGCCTGAGCTTATTGCATCTTTTCTCAGACTGACGCCACTAAATCCTGATGAATTTCTAATTACTGTCTTTTCGGAAAAGTTACCCAAATAGGCATTATACTCCTGGTCGGGACTATCAAGACCTCCAAATAACTGATGTCTTTCGCTAATCTTATAATGATTGATTCGCATATATGCAGAGCCGACATCAAAGCATAGCTCGTTCTCACTATTACTAGCAGAGAATATCGGGGCACGACCATCACTATTACTTGGGTCGCATACTGTTAATACACCCGCATCTTCTGTAAAGAATGTAGCCATACCCTCAGGTGCTTCAAAGTAAGCACCGGGTGAAAGCTCTAGGTAATAAAGAGTGGTAGGTGTAACCTTCTTACGCAGGAACACATCCCCTACTGCCTCAACATTAAATGCAGGACAATTGAACCTGACCTTTTGGTCATAGAGATTAACTACTTTTTTACCTACACTAGCTTCTAGGTCAGCAGGATAAACATCTCCATCTGCTGTTCTTAATAAAGGGCCATTGTAACTCTCTCTAATTCTTCTGTTACAGGAGAAAGCAAATACAGGCTTCCTTGTTATCGCATCAACAGGAAGATTATAGTCAATAGATTCAGTAACATGACCAAGCATTATGCAGTCAGGTCACCAATAGCAAACCAACTACTATTATGCCTGTACACATGGCAAGCTGAGTATTGCTGAGATAATCCTGTTCCTTTGGCTTTTAATACTCCCTGATCGGGAGCTATAGTTGTAAATTTACCTTCAAGACAGTTTACTACTTCAAAGAAGAACCCATCATCAATTCCAGTCGATGGTAAAGTGATTGATACTGAAGCACCCGCAGGTTCTACATTTAGTATCTTAGATTTATCATCGATAGATATCGTCCTGTTATCAGTAATGGTCTCCACTAACCTGTCGTATTGGATGTTGCCCTTGAGAGAACCCTCTATATGCACATCACCCTTTACAGTTATGTCCTCATAAAATAGAGCAGAATCTGCAAATATGTCGTAATTATGTGCCACGACAGGGAGTCTAATCAAATTAGCATATGGGTGAATTGAGACATCAAGATAGGGTCTCATCCTGTCCCCATTTAGGTTATCCTGCCATAGTGATAAGTTTTGTAACTTCCCTGAGTTGGGAGAGTAGTTTTGCTGTATAGAATCTAATACGCCATCACTTAACTGACCTCCACCTGACGATCCTCCCCCACCGCTACCCCCTGGTGACTTATTATCATTTCCGGCATCCAGTAATAATAGTTGAGTATTAGTTTGCTCTACAGGCTTAATCATGACTTTGCGTAAAATCCTGAGATGAATATTGAATCCGTATTGTCCTGATAGTCCCCTAGACTAGAACCAAGATTCTTTATCATTATCTCATCACTCGAGTCGACTACAGGGTAAGTAACAGATGCACCCGATATAATATGTTCAAAGTCTAATGAGTCGGAATTAATCTTATAGAAAAGAAACTGATCAACTATACTTTCATCACAATCTGCTCCCACCTTCCAAGAACCGTAATTTAGGTTAGCGGATGCTATGCCCGATTCTGTAGATGAAGATATTAACTGCCTCTCATCTCCCTGATAAGCATATGCCTTATATAAGCCCGTACTTGGGGCAAATACTATTTCTAGTCTAATCTCATCAGATGTTACTTTAACCTGACTAGTAAACTCCCCGTCTTTAGTTTTAATTCCAAAGACTCCATCTTCGGTATAGATGCCAAGTTTTAAATCCTTAGCTGAATCGAATATTCCCAAGCCTATACTTTTCTTTGAGTTTCTAGGTCTAAATAATGATGCTATCTTACTGCCATCGTTTGGTTCAGGAGCCGACTTAGTAAGCTTCCCATTAACAAATGCTGAGCGTCTACCTTGCAACACCCCAAGGATTGGCTGACGAAGGTCATCATTTCTATCGTCTGGGGTTGTAACTGCATAGTCTGCTTCCCATCCATCTATTCCGTTTATCGACCTTCCATCTTCAAATGGTGCCTTATCGAAATCACCCAAGACCGTCTTATTCCATGTTTCAGCAACCGCTATCTCGTATTGCGTATTGTTTGTGAGTCTTACCTCACATGCTTCATTGTAGGGAAGTTTTACATACTTATCCGCACACATTACATTAAATGTTCCAAAACCTGCAGGCTTCTGGGTAACCATAAGGCGACCCTGATTACTAACTAAGACTGGAGCCTCTGAATCTTGTGCGGTTGGATACTGAGGTGGATACCCGTCATTTTCTCTCAATGTATTCATTTCGTAAGAAGTTTGTAGATTTTAATGGATGTCCAAATGCAAGTTAAGAACAGAAGGGTAATTGATAGTATCGTTTCAATACTAGTAAGCGAAACAACGCCCAAGACTCCTCCATTGACCCCAAGAACGGGCAATACACCTTGTAGGTTCTCTCTGGTCATTTCTTGGCTTTCTTGGCTCTTGATTTAGGTTTTGGCTTTTCCTCAATATCCCTAACCTCAATAGCTTCAACTTCCACAAACTCCGCATCCTCCGCTTTTTCCTTGTACTCTGCGTGGACTGGTTTCGTAGGATCCATTGAGACTTGGATAGTTTTGTGATTTTGATTCGCGTTCTTTTTTTTTATAACCTCGCTATAAAATTTCTCATCAATCTCACGAATATTCCTTGGGTTAACTTCGACTAGTTCTTTAGCAAGTGCTTCACTACACTCCAAGACGCCAACCCACCCAAACACTGTCTGTATAGCTTTAAATTTGTAGTACTCTCTGCCTTTTCCCTTATATTCTTGTGTGGCATTATCTGTATATAAATATTTCATCGTAAAAGTAAGGAGGGAGGCTCCGCTTGCGCAGTGCCCCCCTCCCATTAGTTAACTATGTGAACGAACGAAGAGGGACTTACACAGTAACTGTAGGATTCGCATCGCTAAAGTTCTGAATAACAAGGTGACGCTGTGGGCGGTCAAGCATTGTTGTCCAGGTTGTTGAGCGAAGGGAATACTCCTTAATTACTGCACTCATGCGGCAACGATACGCATCCATAACCTCAGGGGATGGATTACGACGAGTTACCGAATTAGTTCCTGCAACACCAACTCTGATGTCGGACCAGTCAAGCAACCACAAGGCACGAGAGCGTGACTTGAAGTCAGTGTTGGTTCCGTCACCTGATGGAGTTGCGGAGATAAGATCATCAAAGTACTGATCATGGAAGACAGCCAACTGCACACCAACTTCAGGGATGTCGTACTTGTTGTAATTGAAAAGCATGATACCGTCGTGGGTAATCTTTTCATTGATAGCAACATTACGAGTTACTTCCCATCCGTATTTGGATTTGTAGTAAGCATTCATCACTGTGAAGATATTGTTCGCAGTGATACGATCAGTCATAACATCAATAACAGAGATTGAATCACCATCAGCTTCACGATTCCGTTTAAGGAAATAAAGCTGTGAGAATAAGTAATCCAGATCAAGAGCTTGACCCTGACGATCAACAATGCGATTGGAATCAGCAAGTTGAGTGTGAAGACCAAGAGCATTTGATTTGTACTCAAGAACACAATCAGAGCCGTGTGAAGCAGAACCAACACGACCACCTTCTGGGTCAGTAACCGCAGGAAGATTCATGTAAGTCTCAGGAGTCTGATTCTCATTGATTCTTTGACCATACCATACTGAGCGCATCCATGCTTCGTCAGACAACTGAGATGCACGTTTGTTTTGCTCGGCGATTGGCTGATATACAAAGTTCTGAAGGAAAGGATTAACCTTACCGCTCATGATTGACTCAAGAGTAGCTTTGTACTGATCATCAACAATGCGAGACTCACGTGTGGTTTGTAACCAATTTACGATGAGTTGATTCGAAAGATCGGAAGGTTGGTTGTAACACCATTCTTCATAATCGTTTACTGAATTCGCACCAGTTTGAACAACACCGACTAAGAATTGATAAGCTTCTTTTTCACTTGCATCCAAACCATTATAACCACCAGCGGTGATATTTGGCTCAAGAGTAAGAGTGGCTTTAGTTCCGGAACCGTCAGTAGCGTCAACTGCACTTACAACCTTGTAGACTAAGTCTTTTGCTTTCTTCGTGGATACATCCCAAGAAGAAACAAGAACAGTGCTACCAGGTAAGAAGTAACGATTGATAAGCTTGATATCAGTTGACCAAGGTGAATCTCCAACATCAACAATACATTCCCAAAGTCCTGGGTGTGCACCATTTTGTCCAGCAGATGAAGAAGCTTGTCCTCCTGATCCGGCAAAGTAATTACTATTGATGTAAGAACGCTGACGGCGCTGAATGTATGGGAGAATAAGAGACTGAGTCTCTACCTTTTGCTGATTAAGTAAAGGTTTGATATTTGTTATGCTACTGCGCAACAAAGTGGGTAGACCCTTTTCCTGTACTCCGAGGATTTTTGCTTCGGCTGCGGATGCTATTACCCGAGCGAGGTCAATTTCCTTGTTTCCAAGGCCCTCAAATTCCGCAGGGGTCATACCCTTAATGGAGGCGTTAGTAAGTGTACAACCTGTCGATCCGTCTACTTTTACGATCCGAGGCAGGAAGTTACCTGACCCATCAATCGCACCGGGCTCTTTGTAAAGAGTGCCGTTCGAAGACGCAGATGGCTGCGCTAATTGCGAGTTATCGAATGGATTTGCCATTTTATATATTTTGGTTTGATTGTTGTGAACTAAATTATTAGGTCAGCTTTCCTAATAATAGCGTACGAACAGCCAAAAACGGCAAATCAGTGAAAAATTCTTACATTTTCTTCATTACCTGAATATTCAGGATTTCTTTTACTTTTTAAAATTAAGTTTTAAGACTTAAAATTTAAAGACCAAGAGCGGATAAAACAGGATTTTTTTGGCTCTGCTCAGTAGCTACTGTAGCATTGACGGTTGGCCCCTGTCTAGGTTGTGGCTTAACTGGCTTTGGTGTTGCAGTCTGTTGATTAGCAACAGGTTGCCTACCTGACTTTGTATAACCTGACTTCCTGAGCTTTGCCTCAAAAGCGTTTAACTCCTGTGCTATGTATTTCTTTGCAGACTTGTTAGCATGATCAACAACCTCTTCATGAGTAAGCGTATAAGCCCCTGCTTGGTCTTTTGGTGACATTGACTGGTATTCAGCAATGTTGACAAATTTCTTTCCATCACGATCAGGCATACTTGCCTCTAGTTGGTCAACAAATCCCGCAAGCCTTACATGATCCTTGTTTGCCGGATCGTAAGGAGTTAAACCATTAGAAATCTCATGAAAAGCAAACATAGTCTTTTGGTGCATAGTAACTATCCTGTCCACTATATCGAATTCTACAGGATTATTATCATAGGCTGCCTTTGCACCATGCGAATCTATAGTATTTCTAAGAAAGTCAGGAACCATCTCTTTAACATCCGAAATGGTTTTCTCTTTGAGTGAATCAACTTTTGGTTTTACCTGCTGTTTCTTTTGCTCTGCTTTGATTGCCTCAAGCTCTGGCTTGAGTTCATTCATTGCTTCTTCTTTGGCAAGCTTACGAGTCCTTAGCTCCACAACACGCTCAAGGTCATCCTGAGAGAACTGTGGCTTCTTTCTTTTCAGAAAGTTTTGATACTCGTAATCAGAATCATCAAGAGCCGCATTAGGGTCTTCTTGTAGTCTTGTATCTAAGTAATCTTTCTGCTCCTTGAAAAACTGTATATACTCAGCCTTCTTACCCTTATAGTCATCGAAATTATTCTCAGCAAACTCCACAAGCTCTAGGCGTTTCTTTTGATCAGAAGTCAGCCAATTTAGGTCTTCCTTTTCTTGTACAGGCTCCTGTACAGGTTCGGGCTCAGGTTCTGGTTCAGTTGCCTGTGGCTCAACATCCTTAAATAAAGATTTATCCAGTTTTGAGAGTGACTCCTCCTCTTGCTCAGGCTGTGGCTCCTCCTGTTTTTCCTCTACTTGAGGTTCAGGTTGCTCTTCAGAATTAGCGATATCAATGGCATCAGATAATCCGTAGACACCTAATTCCTCTTCCTGTGATTGCTCCTGTGGCTCTTGCTGTTCCTGTTGTGGCTCCTCTGTATCTACTTTTTCAAATAGTGCAGACATTAAAGAGGAACCTACATTTTCGTTCTGTTCGGTTTGTTCTTCGCTCATAGTTATCTAGGTGGTGGTTGTGCTCCTGCCACTTCTTGAGGTGGCATTCCTGGTTGAAATTGTCCCTGTTGGGGTCTCTGCACTTGCTGTGGTGGCTGTTGCGGTTGTGCTTGCTGTGCCAAAGCACCCTTGATGGACTGAACCTCCTGATTCATGCCTTGGATGATTTGTGTAATCTGAGGCACTGTCTGTTTGAGTTGCTCAACAAACTGAGCATTTGCAAGTGACATATCTTCTTGTGTGTCAGTTTCCACATTTAGGTCGTAAGCTGCACCTGAAAGTCGGAAGATTTCATTCATTATCTCCAACACTTTCTCTGTGCCAACTGCTTGCATGATTGGCTGAACTGATCCCACCTGTTGTAATAGTCCTGCTAAAGTTTGTGCTGATTGTGTATTCACTGCCCTCTCTGCTCCATCACGAGAAGAGAAGTTATACTCATGTAGGAGTATATCGGGCGTTCCTATCACTGTCCTCTTTGCTTGTGGGTTCAGGTAGTCAGAACTCGCTCCATATGGTGCTTCTTGGAATCCTGCGTTCTTTACTATGTCCTTAGTGTATCTCCCTTGAACGGGAACCTTAAACTCCTCATCACTGCAAGAAACTAAATGCTCAAACAGCATCTTCTTTGCTCCCGCACGAAGCTCATCAATACCTTCTGATATGAATGAATAAATTGCCTGTGTAGTTGTTGCTATCTCTGTTACCTCTGTAGCGGATATCTCACGAGGAGCAGGTTGCCCCAGTTCCTGTGGCGATAGAATGAGCAGTCTTTCTACTAAGTTGAGTAGCTGTGTAGTAGACTGAATTGCCTGATTCACGGATGCTTGCATTTCACTCTGCACCTCTACAACTGATACGAAATCTTTAGCATTTAGACCAAGGTCTGCCATCTTGGCACCTGAGTAAAATAATGCATGGGGCTTTGTGTACATTGTACCCTCTGCCATGGCATCCTGTATGTATGCTTTTACATCATCATCCAATGCATCCTGATCAATAGCGAAGATTTTCATCATGCTAATTTTCATATCATGAAGCATTTTATTCATGATATTATTCATCTGATCTTGGAATGGCATAAGTTCATGAGCCACTGATATGTTTACCATCCTAGCATCATTCTGATTTAATCCACCATATATAGCAGGAATACTAGGAAGGAACTCTGCATGTAATACAGTATTATCACTAGCTACTACCATCTTCATCCATACATCATGCGGATAATCACCAATACCCTCTTCTGCCGGATTTATTCTGCAAAAGTAATGCGAAAGAAATATTCCTTTATCCTCATCTTCAGAGCCGTAAACGCCAGTGTTTGCAGTTCTGTCATTTTGCATAGCAAACTCCGACTTTCTTGTCGGAAAACGCATACTTTCAGGATCTAAATAGTAGCTGAAGAATTCTTTATAAGAATCATATGCTCCGAATAAATTAGTATTAAATGAAATGTCTTCAGTATTCCAGTAACCTGGATTATCGCAGATATCTCCATATTTTAATACATCCCAATAACCAACCCAATCAGGACCATTGTCAGTATTTATATCCGCAAGAGGTTTTGATTGGTCATGCATAATTCTAGTGGGATGCGGTTTTACGAAATCTACACCCTCCCTACATACATAACTTTCAATACCTTCCGGTTTCATTTTATTCTGCTTCCAAGTAGTTGCTCTTGTCCAAGCACTCTCAGGAAACATTAAAACAAAACCATACATAAACATATCTCTAATTCCCTGCCCGAAAAGATGCCTGTAATTAAACTGGTCACACATCATTTCTACCCTCTGAGAAAGCACATCCGCTCTTAATTTATCCTCAGCAGATGTTCCACGAGGTTCATATTTAAAATACGGGAAAAGATTGGAGAATCTTGATACTTGTGCCGCTACTCTCCTTGTAACATATGAACGAATAATATTAACAGAAACTTCGTATAATCTCAGAAGGTTTATACTCTTCAATGCTCCCTCTTCATTATATTCACAAAACTGTTCTGCAGTACCCATACCCTCTAGGCATTCAGCAGTATCCTCAATAGATATTTTACCTTGTGCGTACTGTAATAACGGTATGGTAGATTTATTGATTGGTAGACTATCCCAAGCCAAGTCTACTGACATAAATAAGTTACTATTCTTGGCAGAGTGAAATATACCCTGACGCACCCTAGATTCTATATAATCTTCGAACTTTGCTCGTATCCTAAAGTTGTCAGTAGACTCATCTTTTTCAGTGAAAATCTCACGAAGTCTATCGTGTGTGCATCCGTACTTTTTAAGTATTTCTAAGTCTACCATTTTTTAGTGCTCCTGATAATACATTTGGAATGGTGTCATCGACATAGTCTCCAATCACTTGATTTTCCAAAATTGTTAAAAGGATACATGCTGGCATAGATATCCCTCTTCTTGCTAGTTGTCTGAAAAAAGTATCCTCGTTTATTCCAAGGAGTGCCGCTAATTCTTGCTCCGTAATTCGTAGAAAACCACACAGTCTTTTTATTCTTCTCTCGTTCCATTTATCCTGTAGGTCTAATCTCTTGTAATGCACCTCGATTGCTGTCGCAGAAGGTGCTCTTACAGACTCCTTAGCCATCAATCATGCTACGCAATACGCCACCGGGTATTTCAGATTCAGGCTCGAGGTCATCTTCTTCCATGTCCATCTCATTAGCGTTATTCTGATCATCTACATCTGATGACATTCGGCGCACTTCCTCAACAGGCATTCGTACTGTTCCTGCTATTCTGTTTGCTGATTTCTCAGAAATTAAAATTTGAAGAGTTACCTCTACAGTTTGCCCCTCACTAACATTTGAGAACGCATTCTGAGTGGCATCATCATCGGTAGTATCCAAAAGTAATGTGTTTGCCATATATCAAATCTAATATTTTAGGTCATAAAATCAAGCATTGATTTCTATAATTTCAGTCTTACTTCCAACACTTGAAAATGCACCTGGTCCTGCATCGTAATAAATTATCGGATATGTCATAGCATCATGGGCGTGAACATAGATGCTTCTTCTTGGTTTAAATCCAATATTTGGATCGTAGGTTTTCTTTGACTGCTCTGAAACCAAATTGAAGAACATTTTTTTAAGATGAGCACATGAGCCGGAAAGTATAAACTCTTCGTTCTGTAGTTTTGCTACCAAAAGTCTCACCCTAGCCTCAACTGAACCACTAAACTTAGGTGCTGCTTTCAGCCTTATAGGGTCAAGTCCCTCGAAATGCTCAACCCTACTTTGGGAGATATGCTCAATATCCTTAACATCATAACTACCTGTTTTTGCACGAAATTGATTAAATGCAGAGTTATCTGAAATATGAATAAAGTTAAATTCATGGTCGCACTCCCTGTTCCAGAACATCATTTTTCTCATCACTTCAGGAACAAGCACAGTATAAGGAATGTGTTTGTTTACATGTACGATTTCATCAAAAACCAACCATGTAGTCTTACCCTTCATTATTATATTCTGCATGAAGATTATAGCATTATTGACAGAACCTGGGTCCCATCCGCAAATAATCGGATAATGTATGGATGGTAATAGTCTTTGCTTCTCACTGCCCATAATATGGACACCTTCTATAAAATAGGGCTTATAAATTGCATCACCAGCAGGTCTATCTATCCATTCACCACGAACCATCCGTGCTTCCTCAATCGGATCAGATGATACCGCCTCCATAATTCGGTCATAATAACCAGGAGGTAGATGCTTTAGATTATCCTCTATTTTAAGATGACGCACAAAATAGTCATCATTGTACTTACCCTTACTCAGGGGCTTCTCAAAAAACCTCTTATACACCCAATGAGATGGCCCATCAGGGTTGCAAGCTGCAGTATATTGCATGGGGGAATCAATACCGGGTCTTCTACCTAACTGCTGAACCACTGCATCGAAATAGTCAGGTGTATCCAAGTTGGTCAACTCGTCTACGAATACATAGCTTGGCTCAAAACCTTTTATCCTGTCCTTAATAAATGCACCATATGGCACTGAGATAAGTACCACACGACTAGTTCCCCCGAACCTATTAGTGACATCTATATATAGATTCTTTTGGGAGTCCTGCCTTTCTCCCGTTGCCTTCATGCCTATACCATCCTCCCATAAGGGGATAATCTCAGTCTGTAGCTTATGCCAAACTCCACCCATTGTTGCCTGTGAGCGTATACCGACTATTAAAACCGCTAGTGCATTAAAGTTTTCCCACAGGTGGCGAACTAGTTTATGCCCGCCAAGTATGTAAGTTTTTCCCGTACCACGCTCTCCGTAGCCAAGAATATACAGAGCCGAACTATCAAACATCTCCTGTTGCGTGGGCGTAAGGTCAGGAGTCCACGGAGGGGTATCATCCGTTTTATCCTCATTTACTGCCTGACCTAACCTTTCAGCCAGTAAATCCTTATCAAGTTTGCCCATCTACTTCCTCTTTCAGCTTCTGCAAATTCTTTAAAGGTTGGAAACCTGCCTTCTTTTTAGACTTAGATTGCTCCTCGTTATGCATCTTCAGCATTATGTTAATTCCGGAAAGCGAACGATCGTATCCCTTGCCTATCTCTGATGATATCTGAGCAAGGCACTTGATATACTGTATTTTCATCTCAGGATCCATTTCCGCAGTATCCAAGTCCTTCTTTAAGTCCTGAGACACCTCAAATAACTGCATATTCTGCTGAATATTCAAACTAAGGTAACCCTTTAGTGCCTCCACCATCAATAGACCAGTATGCTTCTCGAATTTCTCAAAAGCTTTTATGGAATCTATTGTTTCGTCTGTTAGACCAAGCCTTTTAAGACCCTTCAGGTACTCACCCTGTGGTTTAATAGCTGCTATCACTTCTGACTCAGTTGGCTCATCCTCATGCCTTGTGAGAAGCTCAACAGGCTTAGGGGTAACGCCCCCGACTTTACCAGGTGTATACAACGCACTCAGTTTATCTGATTTTCCGATAATCCGATTTAAGTGGTTAGGGGTAACTCCTAGCATTTCTGCTGCTTCAGGCTTAGACTGATTGGCTTTTTTCATAGCCGCACCAACCTCTTCGTCGCTTATTGCTCTTTCTCTTGGCATTTCTCTTTATACAGCTTGATTAATGGAAGGAATGTTGTCTCCCAATGAGGATGGTTCTGTAGAAATGTAAACTGAGGGTTTGAGCGCATATATGCCCCTGCCCTGTTCCTATCATCTGCGGATAAAGGATCAAATCTACACCCCTTGCAGAACTTCTGTGCAGTGCCTATAGCAATACTATCCCATGTTAATGAGTTAGATACCGCTCGCACTTCTAGGGTGGTCAGACCTTCACTCTGTATAGCTACTTCCTGATCTGATAATGCCCTAACTGCTTTCCCTCTTGCCTTTTGTCTCGCCAAACACCGCACCAATGGTGGTGGAAATTGTTCAAGTTTTCTCCATATCTTCATCTTTCTTGTACGCCCAATCTATGATCTTTTTGTATATGCCTCTCATTTCCTTGTTGCCTGGTGTCACGGATGCCACAACCATCCTTTGTTTACGACCCGCTTTTTTACCTAGAATTATGTACTCATCGAAGAATTCACTCAATGTTCCATCTACTGCTTCCTGCAGGACTTCGCTGTCGTTCTTTTGCATATTAAAAGCTAAAACAATTTTTCCTGAGAAATCAAGTCTATGTCACCAATTGTCACCAATAACTCGGAATCCCTTTGTTTATAAGGGGTAAGTATATGCCTGAAAATCCTTGTGTCCCCAGTTCGATTCTGGGTTTCGCCACCACCAAAAAAAACACTCTTGACCACTCTATAACAGGGAGGCAGAGTGTTTTTTTATGTTCGAAAGTGGTCATCGGTTATACGGAAAATTTGTCACCCAATTGTCACCCAGAGGGGTTTTTGGAAAATTCTGTCACCCATTTGTCACCCAAAATCCATGAATATTCGCGTTTATATAGATCAAAAAAAGCGAAAACTTGGAAAAAGTGCATGGTGTGTGGAATTATATATTGGTGGAAAACGGAAAAGAAAATACCTTTCTACGCGCGAGAAAGCGTACGCATATAAGAAAGAAATAGAAAAACCTTTCCTGCAGGGAACAGATGAAAAGTCTGCTCCTGAACAAATTCGGGTATCTACTGTGTTTAATTTACATATTGATAAACTCAGGAGGCGTGGTGCTAGACCCATTACGATTGAGAGCCGTGAAAGAAAGTGTCTGACTTTTATTAAACGCATGGAAGATCCTCGTTTATCGGAAGTGTCACGTCAGGATTTCAAGGATTATATATTGGAAAATGGACAGACCGAAAAGACCAGGTTGTCTATCAGATCGGAAGTGGGTGCATTTTTGAATTGGGCATTCGAGCATGATTATACCACCACGAATTATTATAAGGTTACATGGGAGTCTAATTTAGAAGATGAAAAACTCGTGGGCATCCTGACTCCGCAGGAAGCGAAAGACTTAATGGATGCCATGCCTGACGGATATAAGGTTGCTATGGCTCTGTGTTTATTTGCCGGAATCCGTCCATATGAAGTGCCACGAATCAGATGGGATAATATTTATACCAATAAGAAGCTAATCATTATTGAGGGTAAACAGGCGAAGACTCGTAGAAATCGTAAGCTTGCTGAATTGCCTGACAATTTAATGAAATGGATTGAGGTGTGGAAACCCAAGGCAATGGGCAAAGTCGGGCCAATCAATACTTATCGTGTATTTGCTAAGAAAAGAAAACAGGCATGTCGAGAAGCAGGAATATTATATCCCCATGATGGTGCTAGGCATTCCTTTGGCACTTATGGATATTTTGTTGGTGGAAAAGCATGGGCAATGCGATGCATGGGTCACAATGATCAATCCACTTACGATCAGTATTATTTGAACACTGGTGTGGGCAAAGAAGAAGCCGAAGAGTATTTTAGTATCTAAAACCTGAGCTAGACCCCCCTGCTTTGCTCAGGAATCATAAGTCGTTGTAAATCAAGAGGCTCTGTTAATCCGTACGGATTTACTCTGTCTCATATACAAGAAATATGACTCTTATAAATTTAGGTGTTGCAAATGTGTCGGTGATGTATTTCTCTGTCAGGCATGGAACGAAAAAAGTACACTAGGGACGACCTTATTACCCTGAGTGAAGCCGCTAAATTACTAGGTTTAAACTGCTTTCGCAGAGTTAATGCACTAGTAAAAAATGGTAAACTCAGGGCTTATAAGATACCCCTCTACGAGAAGAAATTCGTAGCGAGGGACGAAGTTAACGCACTACTAGAACCAGAGGAGGTGAATTATGGATCTTAGTAAATTATCAGACAAAGTACCTGCTAGTAGAGTTGAGAAACGAGCAGGAAAGGGTGGTACTAAATTAGATTATGTAACCGCTCGATTCTGCATGGATAGACTCGATCAAGCAGTTGGACCCGAGAATTGGCGTAATGAGTACAAGGAAATTAAAGGACACCTTATTTGCGGAGTTTCCGTAAAGTGTGATGGTGAATGGGTCACGAAATGGGATGTTGGCACAGAGTCTACTTTTGAGGCAGAAAAGGGAAACTTTTCTGATGCATTCAAAAGGGCATGTGTGCATTGGGGTATAGCTCGTGAACTTTATCACGAATCATCTGAGGCTTTTGAGGGAACGGGTGGGGAAAGTTCAGTTGGGGTTACTGAGTCAGTACCGCCCGTGACCTCTATTGAAGTGGATGATTGGGAGTCAGTGCAAATCCATTTCGGGAAAAATGCAGGTGTCCCACTAGGTCAATTGAAGTCTAATCAATTGGAGTGGTATCAAACTAAGTGGTCGCTAGGAGATAGACCATCGAACGATGATTTATTACTTAGAACTGCACTTGATAAATCCATGAAAAAAGGAGGAACCAAAGATGGATTCGGAGGATGAGAGAGAAGGATTACCATCTGCTTCCGGTATTGAGCAGATGAAGCTATGTCCTGGATCATGGAGCTACCAAAAGCTTTTCCCTAATAAGGGAGGGACGGATGCAAGTGAAGGGACTACCCGACATGACCTAATAGAACAGGTCATAAGAGGTGATGTTGCATTAGATTCGATTACAGACGAACAGCAACACGAATGCGTTAAGAGAGCGTTATTCCTTCTGCAAAATGTAGAGAAAGAAATTGGTGTAGGTGAGTTCACCAACCAATGGTTGGAAAAGAGGTTATGGTTAAACCAAAATGAGGATAAAGTTTATTCCGCTAAGTATGACCTTTTAAGGGAATACTTGGGTGGCATCTACCTCTTGGTTGACTGGAAGACTCTGTATGGTGACCACACACCTGCCCCAAACAACATTCAGTTGTTAGCACAGGCACTTGCAGTCTATCGGAATTCTGAAGGAATGACGAAGATGTACTGCTCATTAGTAGAGCCGTTTCCTTCCCCAACTTATAGTCTTGTTGAGTATTCTACGGAAAGACTTGAGGCACTGGAATCAATGGTTACTGAAGTCATTTCTAAGGCTAATGAAGTGACCGCTGAAAAGGTTGTGGGATTGAAGCAATGCAAATATTGCAATGGTCTAGCTCATTGCGAAGAAGTCGCTACCACTATCCAAGAGAAAGCTTTAGTCAGTAAAATTGACGAGACTGACCTCCCTTGGGCTTTAGAAATAGCTATGCTTGCCGACAAATGGGCAAGTGCGGTTAAATCTCGTGCCAAGGAGGAGCTTGCTGATGGTAATGAAGTGGACGGATGGAAGCTTCGTTCTAGTGGCAAAACTAAGTCCATAGGTGACGCCAATCTGTGTGCTGAAAGAATTACTGATACCAATCAACTTGGTTGGACAGAAATACTTTCCGCATCATCCATTTCTTGGTCTAAATTACTCAAAATTTGGACAGAAAAAAGAAATGCAAATGGTGCTAGTTTGAAGCGTAAGGATGCCGTTGAAGAGCTTGAGAAGATACTCGATGGAATCTTGATCGAAAAGCCCAAGGCAGAGGCTCTCGTTAAGTCTAAATGAAAGCAGGAGAATGTCTCAAGATAACAGTAAACAAGAGAGTTCCGAGCTTGAATCAAATGCTTCGGTGGAGTCCATGGGAAAACCTAAAAGAAAAGAGGGAAATACAAGCGGAAGTTGCCCTCGCTTTAGAGTCAGAATTAGAAGCTTTAGAGTCAGGCAACTCGACCTCGATAATCTCTACGGAGGCGTCAAATATTTCGTGGATGCGCTCAGGTATGCAGAAATTATTCCTGATGACGACCCAGAAAGCATCTCGCTCGAAGTCTCGCAAGAGAAAGTCAAAAACTACAGCAAAGAGAAGACGGAAGTGGAGGTAGAATGTGTGTAAAACAAGATTCCAACTTCGGACATCCGATGAAATTCTCAATAGGCTTGAGGCTCTGTCGAGCATTTCGGGTGAGTCGAAAAATTCTGTGGCAAATGTTCTTTTGGCCCTGCAGTTGGGTGATGTTAAATGTGACGTCACTTCGAAAAGAGGTAAAAGTGGGTCGGATAGCGAGGAATCTCAGGAATCTAGCGTGGTTCACGATAATGGGGATGAAAAATCTTCTGACGAATGTGACGTCACAAACAAGAAAAAGGTTTCTCCCCCTACAACCCCCTCTTCCAAAAAGAAAAAAGATATACCTAAAGGTATATCCAAAAAAGAAAAAGTTTCTCGAAAACCAAGAGACATCGATGAGGTCGTTGAATATTTCGTCAAGCGAGGCATTCCCGACCCTGTCAGACCCAAAGCAGAAAAGTTCCACGCCTTCTACGAAACCAACGGTTGGGTTCAAGGAAAAAACAAACCGATCAGGAACTGGCACTCATGCCTGACAACATGGCTTTGCAGTGAGAAATGCCCTGATGATTGGAAACCACAAAAGCAAGCAACAACCAATGTTTCACTCAAGGATGTGTTGCAGTGGATGCAGGATGAGCATCCCGAATGGTATGAAAAATTCAAAGACACAAAAAATATAAATGAGATTGACGGATATTACATCGACGAATTCCGTGGGGCATAAGCCTTACGATAGGGATGCGGAGCAAGGAATGCTCGCATGCATTGGCAAAAATACTGAACTCATGGCAGATGCCATCGAGCGAGGAATGGTAATGGATTGGTTCATGGATGTGACGTCACAATTCGTCGCACAGCAAATGATCAATAACGAGAAGGAGGGGAAGGCAGTTGACGATATCACAATCGCACTCTCTGTCCCTGAGGGTGCACGAGAAGATGCATTCCTGTTGTTTGATCGAGTCGAGACAACTGCACAGTTCTTCTTCTTCTTGGACAAGGTCGAGGAACTGTACGTAAAACGCAAAACAATCGACACATGCCATATGTTGCTCGATGAAGCGTACTCACACGGGAGCCGTGCTAAAGAAACTGTCGACAAAGGTGGAATTGAATTTTCCAAGTTGGCACTCAAGGAAGGATCAAGGCTAAAAACCGGAAAAGAGGTGCTCGAGGCAACATGGGAGTCCATCCTCGAAAGGCAGAAAAAGGGTGCTGTAAACGGAGTGCCTAGTGGAATTCGTAGCTTGGATAATATGACATCAGGTTGGCAACCAAATGACTTGATTGTTCTAGCAGCCCGAACATCAGTTGGTAAGACCGCATTTAGTATCGAGCTCGCCCTCGAGGCATTGAGAAAAAAGAAAACCGTTCAGTTCTTTTCTCTCGAAATGGTGAATGAGTCAGTGATGGAAAGAATGCTCGCAAATGTGTCAGGAGTACCTGCCCGAGTCATTATCGACAAGGTAATGAAGAGGGGGCAGGAAGAGGATGTAGAACGAGCAAAAGACTTCTTATCAAACTGCCCATTATTCATGGAGGATGCAGGAGATATGTCGGTAGCCACGATCAGGGCAAAGGCAAGAAGGTTGGCTAAGCAAGGATTGGATATGATTATTGTCGACTACTGCCAAATCGTTCGACCTGAGGATCCGAAAATTCCAAGAGAGCAACAGGTGGCAAGCATAACTTGGGGACTGAAAGCATTAGCCAAGGAATTAAGGATTCCAGTAATCATGCTCAGTCAGGTCAACCGGAATGCCGATCAGACTAATCAATGCCCAAAGATATCAGACCTAGCAGATTCTGACCGAGTTGGTCGGGATGCAGATGTCGTACTGATGCTGTGGAAGAAAATAAACGACAAAGGTGATGACCAAACATTCATCGAGGTAGCCAAGCAACGAAACGGCAGGCTTGGACCCGTAGAATTAAACTTTTTGGCATCCAAGCAACAATTTGAGGAGAGAACTGATTCTCGACTTAACTAACACAAATAAGCATATGAACTATACAAAATTCATGTTATCAGGGAGACTCGTAAGAGCACCTGAATCAGGAGAAAATAAAGCTGGAAAGCTTACCAAAATCTGCATCGCAGTTAATCGAAAGGTTGGCGGTGAGGATCATGCTTCATTCTTCGATATCGAGGGATGGGATAAGATGGCAGAGAGGTTAGCCACCTTCGAGAAGGGACAAGAAGGATTCTTCGAAGGAGATATGTACCAAAATACATATGAGGTTAAAAGCAAGGATGGTAAGCCTCTAAAGAACGACGAAGGCAAGACCATTACCAGGCGTTATACTGCATTCAAGGCATTCAATTGTCGTTACTTATCTAAGTCAGCTAAGGCAGAGCAATCTAAGAAGCCTGATTCTGAAGACGATATTCCTTGGGAGTAAATGTCTATTTGGGTTCAGTCTAAGCATGGGGATTGGGATATCTCCTTGGAGTTTGGTGAATTTCATGAAAAGCGAGTTCGCCAACTATTTGAGACTGAAGGTAAGACGATAGAAGTAAAGGCAGACAAGGCGTGGCACACCACTGGAAATGTTGCAATTGAGTATCGTTTCCGTGGTCGCCCGTCGGGTCTGTCAACAACGGAGGCAAAGTGGTGGTTAACAGTTCTAACAAACAAGGAAAACCCAAAGGAAAGCGACATGATAATCCTTTGGAGTGTGAGCAAGCTGAAGGCTCACCTAAAACAAATTCAACACAAACTCAGAAAGGTGGATGCGGGGTATCTCAGGGCGAGCAAAGTCCTGTTGGTCCCATTGAAGTATTTCCTACCTGTACTGAATACGAACAAACATTAGCGTGGATGTGGGATACTCAAGATGTCAAATGTCCACCGCACAACAGATAATAATATGAGAGATGCATATGAAGATTCCGGATTTATTCTGATCTGCGTAATTATAGTAATGATTATATCATGGGTGTTCTCAGGATGTAGTTCCCGCAAGTGTGGGAGTTGCCCTGAATGGCCGAATCACGGTCCTTGCCCTGTAGACCCCGAAAACTGCTGTCACAAATGAGAAAGTATCACAAATTATCACGAAAACTCGCCAAAGCAGTAATGCCTTTTGCTTTGCGTAAATATGAAAGGGAGCAGGGGAAAATTAATAAAACACCAGGTGGAATACTATTCTTCCTACGAGACTTAGACCCTGCCCGAATGTTGGCAAAATTTAGAGACAATGACAGCTAGAGAAGAATTAGAAAAAGAAATAGTTTTACGAAAGAACGCACTTACATTCTGCAAGCAGGATGAGTTAAAACATATACTCAAGGATAACTTAATTAAGGTTCAGCAGGAACTAATTGAACTAATTAAGAAAGAACAAAAGCCTAATGGCGTTCAATAATGTAGAGCCGTTTGATGAAGGAACTTATCTAGTACGCTCACTCAAAGAACCTAGTCTATGCCATCTTGTAGATATGAATGCAAACGATGGATTTGGCGAGTGTTCATGCAAATGGCATATATGTAATGTGCAACCAAAGCTGAACAAGGGTATAAAGCCCTTTAAAACATGCCGACACCTGAAAGCGGTTAAAGGATATCGTCTAAAGCTTCAAAATCATCCGGATCAATTTCAATAGCACCTTGTACTGCATTTGTCATGGTAAGCTCATGTGCCTCGCATTGCAGACAGCCAATAATGGTTTGAAAATTTAACCTTGGTTCAAGTGGCGAATTTAAAACCTTAGCATCAGGACTATCGGCATCGCCTGTAGTATACTTATCTATCAGGTTGGCTAGTTCCATCTGGAATTGATCCGTTTGCTCATGGTAATCCTTACTCATATGAGCCAACCTTTCTCCCTACTCTCCTTGGGCCATTTATGTATGTAATCGTGGCACTCTCGGCAAACTGCCATCCAGGTATCCACATCTAAATAAAACCTTCCCCTACCCGCTTTGTGATGGATATCTAGCTTACGCTTTTTTCCGCACTTCTCGCAGACCTTGTCCTTTAAGAAATTCTCGCCTAGCTCTTTGTACTCCCTGTACTCTCTCTGCCTCTTTTTGCTTACTCTCCTCAGCGGACTTCTTTTCACTATTTACTCCTTCTCCCCCGAACCAAAAATTAGAGTCATTACCCCAATGATCAGGTGGTGGATCATATCCACGCTTCTTCCAAAAATACCGCCATCCCTCATCAACATCTTTTATTAATTGAGCACAAGTGCCTGAGAAATATCCATTACCTGCCGTAGCATATTGAAAAGATGCTGGTCTAGAAACAGACTCAGAAACTGAATTCCCGTACTTCTCGTTTTCCATCGTCCCCCGTGGTTGATGTGATGATTTTTGCGATATTGCAGTCGGGGATAATATTATTAAAAAACTCTTCCCAATCCCAATGTTCATTATCTGTATAGACTATATAGTCTGATTTATGGGTTGATAGTATGTGCGTATGCATCACCTCGACCCTTTTTCATAAAAAAGTATAGCGAACCCGAATAGGATACACATAGACAGCGAGAATACCTCTATCATGCTAAGGCTGAGTTCCATTTCTCATCTCCTCAATCCGATCATCTATCTTGGTTAACCTTTCCTTAATTAGCACAATATTCATATTTTGCATAACATCGGCAGGTAGTTCACCTTCCCTCGGCCACGTGTACCTAAAATTACTATTCAATTCCATCTCGTGATGCATTCTAATGATGTCATTCTCGATGGTGTTTAGTCTGTTTACGACCACACTATACCCCCATACCAGTGTCCCGACTAAGCCAATTACTTTGGCGGCAAACTGGAGCTGTACTTTAGCAGAGGCGTTCTCATTTATTTCACCACTCATTTCTTTTTACCCTTAGGTTTCCCCATTCTTCGACCTATATTCATTCCTGCCTTAAAAGCCTTCTTGGATTTAGTACCGCATGTAGATTTTTTCGCTTTCTTTTTCATCGCATTGACTTCTTACCACGGCACTTCCACTTCTTACGGGATAGAGCATTAGCACAGGGTGGTTTCTTACACTTCTTAATACCCGCAGACCTAGCACAGTAGGCATCCGCCTTCTTAGTCGACGGCTGAATTCTATCTTTACCATTCTTAGCCTTACCCTTCTGCCCGAAGCTCCGGCACTTGCCATTTACCCGTTTGGCAAATCGTTTACCTTTAGTGGGCTTACATGCCTTCTTTCTAGGCATACCTACCGCCTTTTCCCTTTTTTGCTACACGCTTGGCAACAGGGCTTTTTTTTTGAGCCTTTGCATATTTAGCAGCATCTGCTTTACCTTTTTTTGTATATGGGAACTTTTTTGTTTTCCCGCCTTTTCCTTTTACTGATGGCATTATTTTTTTCCTTTTTTAGATGATTTCTTTTTCCACGAAATTCTTGCAGGTCCTGTCTTCTTCTTCTTGGCTGATGTACATTGTGCTTTAGTTGGTCTACAGGCAGGATATGGTCGCTTACTCTTTCCCTTGGCTGACTTCCTGCCACATGGTTTACCCGTCTTACAGTCGATCCATCCTTTACCACCATTACGCCCAAACCATTTTCTCAACCCTTCCTTAGCCATGCTACTTCTTCTTCTTGGACTTGTTCCCCCAATTCTTGGCGCCTACCTTCCGGCATTTTACCAACGCACCCGATGCGTATGCACTGGGCCATTTACTATACCTGCTCTTTACTTTGCTATAACAAGCATCCTTCTTACCGCCTGATTTCTTTTTCTTAGCCATACTATTGGTTGTACAGGGTTGTTACCTCGGATGCGGTTAATTCCTTGTTGTATATTCTGATGTTATCTAGCCACCCTCCAAAGAAGTTGGAGGCAGATAGGTTTGCTGAAGTCCAGAAAGCAAGCGCAAGAGCATTTTGGGCACTAGCTGAAGTCCCTGAGTGTACCTCAGTTCCGTCCAAATAAAACTTCCATGCACTACCACTCCTAGCAATAACTGCGTGATGCCACTCACTATGAGCTGAGGCGCTATCAAATTGGTCGCCGGCGCTAGTAATAACAGAAATTGTGTTTGTGAGTTTTTTGATCCTTAGAGATACTGAGCTAGTAGCGTTTCCTCCGCTACCAGAGAAGTCTCCAAATAAATATGAATTATTACTATTACTTCCTTCATCGTTATGTTTATACCATAATGATATTGAAGAGGTTGCTGGCATTACGAGCCCAGTTCTGAGCTTATTATTCGTACCATTCAGTTTGACCGCTTGATTATACTTGCCGTATTCGTAGCTGAGTGCATCTCCTGTGGATGTTAAGTGAGCCGTGTTTGTTACATCATCAAGATTTCCATCTAGGTTGTAATGCCTGATCAAACCGGAGATATCACTAACACTTCCACCACTATTGTTTCCACTAAAGTTAGCATTGTAATATATTGCCCTGCCATTCTCGACAAACCAACGGAGGTTTTCGGATTTGGATATACCTACCGCTTCCGAACTTGAAGCAGTGACATTTGTGCCATTTTGGTCTAGTCTAAAGCCAATCCAGTAATCTTTCGGACCGTCGAAAGCTTCTGCTCGATATATGACCTCCCATGTAGTGCCATTTGCATTTGATAAATCTGGCTTTACCCAATGGAGTCTAAAAACACCATCGTAATCATCGGTGCCCTGAGAATATATAGCATCAGGTAGTTCTGTGTAAAATCCCCCACTTAAACTTTTAGCTACCTCATTTTTAACTACGCTTAAGCCACCTAAACCTGATGTTGCCCGTGAAGAAAAATCAACTCCATTAGGCATCCAATGCCCCATTGATTCATTCCATACCAATGCATCCCCATTCCCTGGTTCATGACCAGTGCCTGATGTTTGCACATCTGCAATATCGTCAATGCTGGTAATCTCGACATCATCAACAAGAATGATTTGGTCACCTGTGGAGTTAGTCTTTAGAATCTTATCCGCTGAAAGCGCAGCAGGTGTATCCTCAAGCCCAGTAAATTTAGTTACTCCGATACCTGCATTGCTTGTGCCACCATAATATAATACACGACCATTGGATATGTATTCCTGTATGGAACTAAA